ATGCGCTCTTGAGCCGCAAAGCCCTGCGCCATCATCTGTAGCTGTAGTTCTACTTGCACACGGGCAAGAGCCAACTCATGCTTCTGGTCAGCTTTGTTCTGAAAGAAGTCTAGTAGTTTGGGCAAGCCTGATATGAGCAAGCCGCCAAGTGTTGAGAATAGTGAAAGCATTACAGTCCTATCATTCCAAGTAGTTTATCGACAATTTTACCCGCCAACTCATCCGGCAGGAAGCGGAGCAGTCCAAGCACCCACCATGCAATGCACAACCGCACAAAGACTTTAAGGAAGAGGTCAAATTGCTTTTGGTACTCATTCACCGCCCACACCTTGATCTAGCACACAGATCAGAGACTTCATTAATACCCCAACCAACAGCACCAATAAACATCACAATAATAACAATGGCAGCCGCCCATTGCATCTGTTCGGCTTCAGCCTCTTTGCGCTTTTTTTCTTCAGCGTGTAAGGCCGCCATCTCTTTGGCATCATCCCTGTCCATTTCAGCTTGACGGGCTTTTGTTGCATTCCATACGTCTATGCGCCCAGCTTGCATAAAAAGCATCTTTAACTGTTCTTCAAACCGCTTGGCTTCATCCAAAGCCATCTCAATTTGCAGGGCCGCGCCAAGGTTAGACTTACCACCTGTACGTTTGGCCTGAAGCATGGCCTTGGTAGCGGTGCTCTTTGCATCAAAAAGCTTGGCTATTGACGGCGTTAGACCTGCCAGATCACTAGCGACTTTACTAGCTTTTTTAACGACACTGATTGCAGTTTGCAATCCTTCTAGCGCCGTAATTGGATCTATCATTTCCGTACAACCTTTTCCCACTGTAGGCAAACAACTTTGCGGTTATAAACATCACCCGTCCACGCCCACCGCACACAGCGGTATTCAGTCTTCCTATCTTGGCTGGCGGCTCCCGGTAGAAACACCAAAAAGAGCATCAATAGCCAACGCATTTATCACACTAAAGTCCATGCAATTATGTACGTACCAAAAATGACGAAGGCCACAAGACAGGCCGCCGCAATAAATGCTTCGGCCCAGTCCCACATGGCTTACTCCGGTACAGGCTCTTTTGGAACCTGTGCTTCAGCTTGTTCTTTGATCTTGAGAATCAGAGGCCAGACACCCGTCTTACTGGGCAGCTCGCCAAGGGTCTGCAAGATAAAGTTAACTTCGTTGATGTCTAACTGGATGTTCATGCTGATGCTGTACGAAGTGGTGTCAGGTTCTCAGTTGTCCAGAAGTCTTTATCCAACATGATCTTGAGGTGCTCTTTGTTACGAGCAACGCAGTCAGTCCATTCTTCAGCAGTCATGCCTTCGGGCTTGCCGCCGTTGATAAGATTAACTGAGTCCATTGCGGCGCTGTAGTGCTTGGCAATTTGCTCTGCGGTTGGGGTTTGGGATTCAATAGTCATGATTTTCCTTTTAAGGGTTTAAAAAATTAACAAGCCATCAGTACGCATGGCACACAGTATGAACCGTCTGCGTATGTGCAAGTGATGTGGTTTGAAGTGACCTTTGCCACTGTCTTTGAACGAATAATGTCATCGCCTTGTGGTTTGGCAGTTCCATCACCAGCAGACATGAGCAAGTCACCACGAACAACAGTTACACCTTGAGCAATGCGGATAATCATATCGCCTGTCATTGCCATGTTGATTTCGTCAACATTGTGTTGCTCATCATGTGACCAGTTAACAAACACACCCGCAACATTTGCATCGCCTTCAGTGTCAGACACTTTGACTTTGTTTAACTGCTCGTTGTCAACAGGTTGCCCATCTTTTGTATAAACATTCATTTCATCAAGGTTTGACAAAACTGTACCTTTAACAAGTGATTCGTCTTTGGTTGTAGTAGTTTGCGCCCAGCGAGATAAGTGACCACCATTGTACGAAACAGTTGTGCCTGAGACAGAAATATTACCCTCTGCTACGGTGTCTTGATAAAAAACGACGAGTTGTCCATCACTGCTTAACCTGTTTACTGAAAGGACATCTGCATCTGACCTGACAAAATACCCTTCGCCTGTCGGTCGTAAAGAAATTCCAGGGTTGTTATCATTAGAGGTCTTACCCACCAGCAAGTTACCAGAGCCATCAAAGATACCCCGTGGATTCCCATCCCCATCAGACAGCACGATGTAGTTGCTTGCTGTGCGAATGTCTAGGCTACCTTGGTTGCCGTTGTAGCCACCAATAATAGTGTTGCGTGTACCAGTAGTAACGCCACTACCCGCACCTCTTCCAAAGAATGCGTTTGCAAGACCAGTTGTATTTCCAGACCCAGCACCAGAGCCAACAAAAGTATTGTTAATGCCTGTTGTAGTGGCATACCCAGCCTGATAACCTAAATTAGTATTATCCCCCGCAGTAGTATTGCTATACCCCGCCTGATAACCAACAGCAGTGTTGTTAGATGCTGTGGTGTTGGAGCCAAGAGCGCCTGTGCCAACGCCCACATTAAAATTACCTGTAGTGTTGTTTTCCAATGCCCCAAGAGCAGTACCAACATAGTCTGCACCGATGGCTGTGTTTGCCGTTCCAGTGGTGTTGTTGTACATTGCCGCAAAACCAAGAGCCGTGTTGTACGCGCCCGTAGTACTTAAATACAGCGCCCTGTACCCTAATCCAGTATTACCCGCCCCCGTGGTATTTGTATACCCCGCCTCTTTACCAACAACAGTGTTGTTAGAGCCTGTGGTGTTGGAGTAGAGGGCAGTATGACCAACAGCAGTGTTTGAACCACCTGTTGTATTTGAAAATATAGAAGCATATCCAAGACTTGTGTTGTTTCCACCTGTTGTAGTTGCTTCTAAAGACCTAGCACCAAAAGAAGAATTTTGCGTCCCAGTAGTGTTTGCATACCCAGCCTGATAACCTATTGCTGTGTTAAATGATGCTGTGGTGTTGGCTACGAGTGCAGACCTACCTAATGCTACGTTGTAAGAGCCAGTTGTGTTTGCATTCAAAGCCCCTAAGCCAGCCGCTACGTTTTCTGAACCAGTAGTGTTTGCCGCTAAAGAGGCCGCACCTAAAGCAGTGTTGTATTGACCAGTAGTGTTGGCGTATAAAGCACCTTTTCCAATAACAGTGTGAAAATCTCCCGTAGTGTTTGAGTAGGCCGCCTGATAACCTACAGCAGTATTGTTAGATGCTGTGGTGTTGGCTTGGAGTGCTTGCATACCAACCGCAACATTATAGGCTCCTGTGCTGTTGGTTATCATAGCGTTTGTCCCAACTGCTGTGTTTGCTTCAGCAGTCGTATTTGCACTCAGCGCATTGGTTCCAAGCCCCACATTGTTATCACCTGTAGTATTAGCATCCAAAGAGGCAGACCCAAGACCTACGTTATTAGCGCCAGTAGTATTAGCATAAAGTGACTGATACCCCACAGCAGTGCTGTTGTTGGCGGTAGTGTTGGAACGCAAGGCTTGTTGCCCTAATGCGGTATTGCTTGTACCAGTAGTGTTGCTATATCCTGCCTGATAACCTACAGCAGTGTTGTTAGAGGCTGTGGTGTTGGAGAGCAAAGCCTGTTGTCCAATTGCGGTATTGTTACTTCCAGTAGTGTTAGCATACAAAGCACCGCCAGTAGAACCATAAAGCGCACCGCCTAAAGCAACGTTTTGAGTTCCGCTTGTGTTTGAAGCAAGTGCGGCAAAACCTACAGCCGTGTTGTTAGATGCAGTATTTGCGCTAAGTGCCAAATCACCAATTGCAACAATGGCATTGCCAGTAATACTTGTTTTACCTGCTTCGCGACCAATAAATACGTTTTGTGCGCCCGTGGTATTTGTATACCCCGCCTGATAACCTACAGCCGTGTTGTTTGATGCCGTGGTGTTGCTTTCTAAAGCAAAGAATCCCAAAGCAGTATTGTTTTCACCTGTGGTGTTATCTCTCAAGGCGGCATAACCAACACCTGTGCTTGATGAGCCAGTGGTGTTAAATTGCATTGCCTGACGACCCATAGCCACGTTGTTGCCACCAGTAGTGTTTGAGTACAAAGCCTCTCCACCAACGGCTGTGTTATTTACACCAGTGGTATTTGTGTAAAGAGATTGATAGCCTACGGCAGTGTGGTTAGATGCTGTGGTGTTGGATGTTAGGGCTTCGCTACCATAAGCCGTGTTGAATGAACCAGTTGAGTTTGCATATAGTGGGCGATAATCACCCATTGCAGTATTAGCCGCTCCTGTGGTGTTGCTGTATAACGCTTGATAACCCAATGCCGCTAATTGTCCTGTTGTATTTGAAAATCCAGTTTGATAACCAATTGCTTCAACGCGACCAGTAGTATTTGTGTAACCTGCCTGATAACCTACAGCGGTGTTGTTAGAGGCGGTGGTGTTTTTATTAAGAGCCTCCTGACCAACAGCTACGTTGTTTGAACCCGTTGTGTTTGTGTATGCGGCTGTATAACCAACAGCCACATTGTTCCCGCCAGTAGTATTTGAATACAATGCTTGAGAACCAACAGCAACACCATAGTTGCCTGATGAATTTGCGTTAAGAGAAAGCCGCCCAACAGCAACAATATCCACCCCTGTTTGAGACCCACTAGCCAAAGCACTAGCACCCACCGCAGTGTTAGAAGCCACAGCACCAGCACCACGGCCAACGGTGAGGCCGTAAACAGTCAGGTCAGTGCCGCTATACAGCAAGTTGGCAGAGTCAGTCAGCAAACCAGCAGTTGTGGCAAAGGGCACGCGACCAGAAGTCAGGCTGGAGAACGTAATGGAGCCAGACGATGTTAGGCCAGTCAATCCAGTCAACACGCCAGCATCGCTCAAGATGCCAACAGAGTTCTGAATAATTTTGCCGGTGGTGGAGTCAAACCTTGCCAGAGCGTTATCCGTAGCAGAAGCTGGGCCGTACACATCACCAGAAGCCGCTGTAGACCAAGACAGAACACCAGAGCCGTCCGTAATCAGGGCTTGACCGCTTGTTCCGTCATCTGCGGGGAATGTCAGTGTGTAGCTTGCACCCAATGCTGAAGGCGAACGAAGGCCAACATACTCACCGCCCGTTGTATCTTGAAGACGTAATGTGCCTTGAGCAGTGATGTCAATCTGCGTAAATGTTCCAGCCGCAGGGGTTGTAGCACCAACAGTACCGTTCAATGGGCCAGAAAAACCAGCCGCCGTTAGTGTTGTGCCGTTGAATGTCAGGTTGGCAGAACCAGCCAAGATGCCGGAACTGTTGAACTGAACCTGCGTAGTCGAGCCACCAGCCGCGCCAGCCGTAGCTGTACCGACAACCTTCACATAGTCCGTACCGTTAAAGTAAACAAACGCTGTCTCGCCTACAGCCACAGATACACCAGTCTGGCCTGATGCTTTAAACGTAACAATACCGCCAGTAGCAGCGTTCACCACTGTGTATGTTTTGCTGTAGCTAGGAGCCGTAACTACCTTGGCGGTTGTCAGCGTACCTGTAACCCGCACAATGGCAAACTGGGCTGTAACTGTACCCGCGCCCGTGAGGGTGGATGTGATGTTAGAAGCTGACGCATCGCCAGTGGTGTTAGCCAGAGTTACTGCGCCGTCATTGGTCAGAGTTAACGTACCAGCAATGGCAATGTTGATGTACTGCGTTAGACCATTGTTAACGGTATCGCCCCATGTGCCGGAGAGTTCACCCTGTACTGGTAGAGCTAAACCTAATTGTCCCGTTGCGCCTGTAGTCATTTAAAACTCCTAATTCGTGTCGATCTGTGTCCACCCAGCACTCTGAGTATTGCTAATCTGTGTCCAGCCCGAAGACTGAACGTTGTTGATATTTTGCCAGTTTGCGGTCTGCGTGTCATCAATAATTTCCCACAAAGGCCGTCCAAATACTAAATCCGATATTGTTGCCAACTCTACAACAGAAGCCATGAATGTTGCTACCGCTGCATCCACATCACTGATCGTTGCCGCCTCTGAAATCACACCCTTAAATGTAACCCCAGCCGCTACAGAATCCGATCCCGTTGCACTTTCACTGACCGAGGCATTCACTGCCGTATTTGCAACTACGCTATCCAATCCAGTTGCTGTCTCAACAATAAACGCCAAGAACGTAAACGCTGAACTTGTCTCATCTGTGATTGTCGCTGTCTCAAGTATCTGACCCAAGAAGTTTGCAAACGCCGCCGCTGAATCTGACCCCGTAGCAGTCTCACTGACTGACACCCCGTATGTCGGAATGGCGCTTATCGCATCACTACCTGTCGCTGATTCACTGACCACAGATCCAAACGTTGCTAACGCACTAACCGCATCTGACCCTGTACTTGTCTCACTGACTGCCGCACCGAATGTAGCCAATGCGCTAATAGCATCCGATCCCGTGGCAGTCTCACTAACCGAAGCCTGAACACTGAGTGCCGCCGCTACCGCATCTGTCCCTGTCGCAGTTTCAGCAACACTCCGGTCATAGACTGAATCACCCCAGCCAGCCTGACCCCATGTGCCAGAACCCCAGCCGCCTTCAGCCATTTAGACCTCAAGCAGCCAAACTGAACGTATACGTTACAGAGATGATGTCACCCGACACAACCGAGCGATCACCGGGAGCCGCAAAGTCAGCCGCTGAGAACAACGTGCCAGTTGTGCCATTCTTAGTACTATCGCTTGTCAGGAACGCACCACCAACAGTGGAAGTTGCATTGATGTTAAACGTAGCAGGAGAAGCCGCATTCGTCACCACAGAAGGATTGGCAGTCGTAGCTGTAACAAACGTAGCCGCCACACGGGTTGCATTGCTGTAAGGCACAACTTCAGTCCAGCCAGCGTGGGAAGCCATCGTGTCACCAGCCGCAGGTGTATTAGAAGCACCAGCACCGTACAGGCCGATGTACCAAGTGGTAATCTGGGTCACTGAAGTCAGCGCAGTACCAGCCATGTAAGCCAGACCAGCGTTAACTACCAAATTCTTAGAATCAGCAGACCATTTGAGCTTACCGTCTTTATCGTGGCATTCAACGTGGTAAACGCCTGTAGCAGTGGCGTGTTCGCTTGACTGTGTACCGGCCTTGAAACCACAGGTAATGTGGTCGGTTACTTTGAGTTTTTCCGTGGTCATATTAAATCCTTATGAAAGTCTAATGAGGGCAGAGGTGCTTGTATCGGTAGGCATTGTTACAGTAAAACTGGTAACAGAAGTTTTGTCGTTACCAAAGTCAAGAACACAAATAGCTGGGGCTGCTCCACCAACTTTGTATATCAACGCGCCACGTGCAGTAATTGAACCAGTCCATGCTGGAGATGAAAACGTTACGTAGGCAATACTTCCAGTGGTTGTAGGTGCGTAATTGAGCGTGGCTGTTACTGCCTGCCCAGTAGCAACGTAGTTTCCACCTGACGACTCACCCACTGAGGTATACGTTGGCGTAGTCTCATCCAGCGTGGCTGAATTAGTATAAAGCGCAAGCTTAAAAGAATCCGTTGCAAAGTTAATCGTGCCTGTGGTCATGGCCACACGAAGCGTATTGCAAGAGAAGTTACCGGTAAAAGCCATTAGGTCACCTTCTGACGATACTGACCAGAACGGTAAGCATCTTGACGTTCCATGCCATCACCCAAACGTTTAGCCAGTGCAAGTGCTTCTTGGTATTTGGCATTGTAGAAGGTCATGATATCTTGCTCACCTTTCATGTAGGTGTACGCCTCAACCAAAGATCCATACAAAAGTACAGTGTCAAAATTATCACCAAGCCAGGTTGTACCAGCCGTCACAATAGACTGTGGGTAATAGTAGTAATGCAACTCAACGTTGTAGATTGCATCGGGCGTTGGGCCAAGAATAAACGACAGCTCAGCTAAGTTAGCCGACTGAGGTCCAAACAAAGCGTAATACTTGGGTACACCAGTATCGTTTGGGGTTGGGTATGCCTGGCGAATATAGTTAACGTCTTTGTTTAATAAATATTCATACGTTCCTGTATTCAGGTTTCCACCTGTGACATCCGTAATCACCGCCATAGAATACACCGCCAAAAAGTCTGATGGGCACTCTAGGTATTTATTGTTTGTGGATGTTACGCCCACCACGTTCTTACGAATAGATGGGAATTGAACCGAGTTGTAAATACGCTGCTCAGCCTGCTCGACAAAAACAGGAATTTCCGCCTCAAAAGACGCTTCCTGATTCTCTGTATAAGCAATTATTGCAGCTTTTAACTCGGTGTAGTTCATGCCATCGGGCCCCTAGACATTGTGCCTTTAGTAGCGCAACCTGTGCCACGCATTTTAATGCCAGAAGTTTTTGGTGCTTTGTATGGATCGCGGCTAATGTTGCCAACGGACATATTTACATCATTAGCGGTATAACGATTACCGCCGTCATAACCACTGTTCTTGATGTCAACACCGGCTTTACCGGTCATAGTGTGAGGTGGTGCGTAAACAGCGCCATCACCAACTTCTTTACCCATCACTTTTTTGCTGAATTTAGCCATGATTAACCTCGCTTTTGATTAGCAATTTTAGCCAAACCACGACCCATTTTTTTCATGTCGGCGTTTGTTTTTCCAACAGTGTGCTTTTTAGGGCCGTTCTCAATCCCTACAGTAGGGCCACTGTCTCCGTAATTTTTACCGACTGTTTTGCCTTTTTTAGCAACGCCGTCTGCTGATTTTGTATATGCCATATTAAGCTCCTATGTAACTGTTACCGTAACTGTACCAAGTTCTATGGTTAAAACCAAATTATTTGGTGTTAACGCTGCATCAAAATTTCTTGACCCGCCTACTGGGTTCCATCCCCACTGAAAAACCCGACTACCTGCTTCAGGATAACCAAACTGCTCTACGCTAGTACCATTGGTATCGTTGATCTGAAGACCACTTTGGCCAGACACTAAATAGCTAACATCAGGGCGCGGATCCCGCACGGCTTGCGGGTCATTAACTGGGTACATACCAAGTTGCAATTGCGGCTGATCCGGATCCCAACATGAGTGGCAAACTTTAATTCTAAAAGGCTTGGTCTTAACCGTTTGCGTGCGCAACTCTTTGAGCTTATAACGCCCAGAGCAGCGATCACACTCTGCTATAGCATGCTTACCGGACGCAAACCGATTAGGCATAGAACATATTCCTTGGCACAAATCTCAATGGTGCTGTCTCTCGGTCTTCTGCCTGCGCAATGTCCCATTGCTGCTCGTAATCGGCCTTTAGAGCCATTATTCTTTGAGGGTCTACGTCAGGTAGCTTCATGCTCAATTGAACGGCTAGACCGGCCACCATGCAGGGGATAAAGCGGAAAGGGATATCCTGAACAGATGTACCTGTGCCGGCATCTTGAATACGGCGCATGCGGTAATACACAAGAGTGTACTGATCACCAGGTGCGTTAGGTGTTGGCCAAATATTAACGGCAGGTATGTTCTGAATTGTCAGTGCTGCACCCGACGTATGGCTGGCGGCAGTTGTATTGTTCTGCCCACGAGCGCAATTAACCAACTGGTTGCCAACAATATTGGGGTAGCTAATTGTTTCGTTATCAATTTTGATAAAACCAGCCGTAGCCAAATAAGCAGTTGAAGACACTGTAATAGAAGTATCGGTACTGGTAATGTTTCCGCTTAACGTCACTGTAGACAAGTTTTCTTGCCCAGATTGGCGGTTAAACCACATCTGAATAGGGCGACCTTGAGCCAACTTGTTAGGTAAGCTCATGTAGGTAGACTCAGAAATGCCGCTAATGTTGATATCAATCTGGTTTGTTGTGCTGTTATTTTGACGAATAACAGTATCTAACAAGTTGATCGTATCAACAGGCATGGGGTATATGGCCTGTCCTGTAACCAAAGGAATTTGTCCTTGTTCAACAGTCCAGAAATTTATGCCCCGATTTGCCCACTCAATCGTCAAAAGATTCAATGAGCGGCGGGCCGTGCGAAAGTTATAACCAGTACGAAGTTCTTGACCGCAACGCTCAAACGCCTCTTCAATGAGGTCATTCATGTCCAAATTAAAAGCAGTGGTTCCGGTAGTCGTGGCCATTATCTATATCCTGCTGTTTTCTTTGCAATTGCTTTTGGCTGGGCTACAAACTGTTTGCCAGCCGCTTTACCAGCACGTTTGGCTTTAGTTGTGGCCGCATACTCTTGGGGAGACAAAGACTTAATAGCCGCTTCAGGCAAATATCTCTCACCCGTCTTGCTTGACGGTTTACCAGACTTAGTGCGCCATTTCTGGTCGCCCCAATCTTTGAGCGATTTCTGAGGAGCTTTCATATCAGCACATCCGGCCTTTGGTCTTGCCTTTGGTGGCAATACCGTCTGCACGCTTAGAAGCCGAACTCACAGAGCCACCAGACTTCATGCGCGATTGGGGAGTTGCGGGGGACCTTTCAAACGCCGGTTTACCGATGTTGTTGCCCATAGCAGGTTGGCTTGGGGCTGCTCCGCCACCCAGCAAAGCACCAGCAAAGGTATTGGGTGCGCCTTTTGTTGGCATAGGCGCTGGCCCCCCAGTAAGGCGGTTGGTTATATTACCAATGGGCGCAACAGCGTTTACAAGACCGGGAACGCCACGGTAGTTTTGCTCAACATTTCCGGGCATTGGCCCCGTGTTGTACACAGTTTTACCCCCCGGCCCGCCGGGCATTCCAATTGAACCGGGAGGGAGTGGCTTGACACCGGGCATAACAGGATTGCCCATTACAGGTTTAGGTGCAACCGGCCTTGCTGCAACCGGCTTTGCTACTGCTTTCTGTGTGGGCTTAGACATTCTCATATCAGACCATCCTTCCGCGAGTTTTGCTACGTTGGGCGTTTGGGGTTTCTTTAGTCACGATAGCCACCTCCGGCATCTTTGTATTTTTTAGCCACAAGTTGTGCTTTACGTGCAGACCATTGTCCTGCGCCTGTACCGTGGGTAGCTGCGGCTTTTACTTGAGACACAATCCGCTTACGCAAATCAGGCTTAGTGTAATTGCCAGCCTCGTTGACTTTCCCACCTTCAGCATATTGCGTAAAGTCAGTGTCATCCCTACGCTCTTTGCGCACACCTTTGGGCATCTTGGATGCGCGCATAGCACCCATTCCACGGCTTGCCATCATTTTGATTTACCTTTAGCTTTCTTTGCTAAAAACAATTTATCAACCATCTCAATCCGCTGGGGCTTAGTTGTGACTTTATTGATAATGCCCAAACGCTTGGGCTTACTTGCTTCATAGAAGCCAGCCTTCTTTAAAGACTTAGTTACATCTTTTACACTGCCGCCTTCTTTATATTGAGTAAAGTCCGTGTCATCCCGACGAGCTTTCTTAGCTCCTCTAGGCATTTTAGAGGGAGAGATATCTCCCATTCCACGGCTTGCTCTCATAGTTAAGCTCTTGTCTTTCCACGAATGGCAATACCATCCGCACGCTTAGAAGCAGAAGAAACCTTACCGCCAGACTTCATGCCGGTACTACCCATGAACTTATTCTCATCGGCCTTCTTTTTGATGCCGGTAAGAATGCGATCTTGGCCGCGATCTGAGGCGCCGGTTATGCGATCTTTTAACTTGCCAACCATAGAATCAAAATCAGATCCAGACTCGCGGTTGCTGCGGTTCATACGATCATATGGAGTTTCGTACCTTGGTGCCGGCTTTTTATAGCGGCTTTCCAAACGAGCAGATTCATCACCTGTATCTCTAATAGATTCTTTAGCTGAAGTACGCTTAGGTGCTTTTTCATCACCGGCAGAACCACCACGGCGAGTTAAACCTTGCTGTTTGTTCATGTAGTCACGCAAACTTAAACCTGAATCTTCCAATTCTTTTTTGGAAACACCACGAGCTTTGGGCGCAGATTTAGGTGTAAATCTTGAGACTGGCTCTGATTCCATATTGTCTTCAACAAACTTACGGGCACGAGCACGAGTTTCATCATCAATATTGGGGTTCTCACCCTCAACAATGTCACCTTCTGCGTAACGTTTCATTTTGCGTTTATTCATGATTACACCATCTTTCCGCGAGTTTTACCTTTGATACAGCAACCATCTGCACGTTTAGATGCAGAACCTACTGAGCCACCTTTTTTGTATCCCATATCGCTAATTTTTTTGCGCGCATTAGCATCAGTCGCATCTTGCTTAGCTTCTTGAATGGCGTCAAAGTTATAAGGCTTAGGGATGCCGCGAGACTCGCGTTTCATTTCAGCACTAGCCTCACGTGCGGCTTTTCTAGATGGCATCATGTCCATCATTTCATTAAGTTTTTCACGGAGTGCCATGGTATTTCCTTAGCAGGTTTTGCCGCCACGTTTCATGGTGATCATTGTGCCTTTGGTTTTGCCTTTAACAGCAACGCCATTAGGATTTTTACCAGTCTTTACAGCGCCCATTTTAGATGGAGCCATGCCGCCTTTAGCAAGCTTGGTCATGGTTGCGCCTTTGTGCAAACGGCCTTCGTGTTTGTTCACGGCCTTCTGCATCATACCTTTGTCTTGCTTCATGTCTGCTTTAGCCGTGCCGCCTTTGTTCATATAGCCCATTTTATTACGTACAGCTGTAGGTAATTTAGCCATACCGGGGTTCTTTTCCATATCTACTGATTTCATATTGCCACCTTCTTTAAAGAGCGCCATTTTCCCGTGCTGGGTTTTTGGCTTGTTTACTTTCTGAACATCTGCACGGCTTACACCGCCAGAACCAAACTTCCTACCTTTATCCGCATCATTGAAATCTTTTCCAACGCTTTGGGGTACTCCAGCTTTCTTGGCAAATGCAGGATTATGCGCTACCGCCGCCATGAAATTACGTTGCTTCTTACTTGTGCTCGGCATCATTTCCCCGCTGAAAGAAGCTGGTCAATTTTTGCTTCAAGCTTGTTAAAGCGTTGGTCAATGTGGTTAGTAATTTTGTCAATTTCTGCTTGAGTAACGTTATCACGGGCAACCTCCTCACGTGTTTTGTTCAAGAGGATCGTAATACGAGCCAGCTCCCTGAACTTTTCATTCATCATGTAGCCCAGCAGTCCAATCACTAAAGATAGGACGGCAGACCAAGCGGTGTTTAGATCTAACAATTCCATGCCCTCAATGCTTTATTGATCCGTGAATCTGGATCGTTGGCCGTCTTGGCGCTGGTCAGCTTCTTTTTCATCCCGCTCATCCTCGCACAGAAAGAGTCTCGCCGCGAGCCTCCTTCTGGCTGGGGCGGTTTCAAATTCATGCCTTGCGCTTTCGCAGAGGCTCGGCCTTTGGCGTTCAAGCCGCCCTTCTCGGACTTGCCTTCTTTCCTCTGCCATGCTGGTGACTTAGCCATAAAACACCGTGATTTTGGCGTTGGCGGGCAAGGTTATGTGAACGTCTGTACTAAACAAAACGCCTTCTCCGGGTATCGTAAACGACAGCGGATTAGTTGGTGAAATAGCAATATTAAATTCAATAAGAATGGGGCCACCAGAACCACCATCACGGAAAGTAATATCGCCAGCAGTGCCGCCAGTCAAAAATTGATAGCCTCGTATGCGAGTGCGATAGGCCACCGCAGTGCCTGTAGCCTCTATGTGCGCTGACTTTACGTCTGTTTGCATCATGATGATTGCTCCGTTTCCAATTCTGGTGCGTCTAGCCTGTTTATGAGCATCTTGTACGCTTGGATTGTGGCTTGAGCCTGAGTCAAAAAGGTTTGGGCCTTATGTGCTTCAGTCTCAAGTTCACTAATCTCAGACTCCAAGAATTCCTTGGTGATCTGCATTATGCAAAGGTCGAGTACGCAGGAACGTAGTACACAGTACCGCCAATCATCACTTTGATTGCTTTGGCTACAGTAGTAACGCTGGTTGCTGTAGGCGCAATCGTAGCAGCAGGGGCTGTTTCAATGTTCATCAACAAAGGAATCTCACCAGTGTTTGCGCCGCTGTCAGACACGCGAATAAACGAAGCTGTGCCGGGCAAAGTAGCGTTAACAGAATAATCTGTATCCAACTGCAGAACAGCCAAAGTACCGCCGGGAGAAGCTACGGAGCCTCCCAAGGTTGCACGAATAGCGTTAGCCGCACCAGAAATTGTGCCGCCCGTGTTAATTGAAGTAGAGATATGAGCACCGTTGATTGTGCCGCCTGTGGCGCCGTTAGCACCCGTTACTCGGGTCAAAGCACGAAATGTTTCGCCTGAACCTGTAGAGGTAAAAGTCAACCGGTTATACGACAAACGTGTGTCGCCAGTAGTGGCTGAGGTTGTAACAAATGCAGCATTAACGTTTTCTGCTGTAGTTATAACAAGAGGAGAAGCGGAAGTGCCCGTATCAAAGCCGTTGTTAGATACGACTGGGCCGGAGAACGTGGTGGTTGCCATGATGTGTCCTTACATACAAGTGAAGTGCATTAGTCTGTATGTCGTCAGCCGGGACTGTCTAATG